CATAAACGCATCTCTAAGATTACCACCTGGTGCATCCACATCTCTAAACTCACCTGGTTGTAGTGGTGATGCCTCATCTCTAACTCTGATACCTCTCTGTTTAAATCCTGCAGGTAGATTAGATAATGTTCCCGCATCTAATAATTGACGGAGAGCAGCCGTTGCGGTCCTGCTCAATCCGCCAATCATGTGAATTAATCCAAAGCCATAAAATCCTAAACCCGGTAAGAATTTAAAATGGACAAAATAATGGATCTTATTTCTCTTTGGATCTGTTGGTTCATAGTTACGTCTAATGGATAAAACTTTTTGACTAGCTTCTTCTACAGTAACTATGTAAGGTAATTTAATTCCTGTTGGATTTAATTCATCGTCCTTATCTTCAAAACCCTCTAGATCTAGATTTACATGACACTCTAAAAGAGTGTACATATTCTCTTGTCTCCCAGTTTTTTTAGTTCCTTCTAGTTGTCTTTCTTTTTTTGTTAATTCATTATTAGTGTCAGGTCCTGGAGGTCCTAAGTCTATATCAGAATAGAAACCACCCACCTGTTGTTTTCTTAAATCATTCTCAGATATTTTAATAGTATGTATAATAGACTCGGCATCATCTAAAGATGTTGCTGTGTAAGGAACTATTAAATCTTCTGCTGGAACGAATTTTGATACAGCTCTTCCTAATAAATCATCATAGTAAATTTTTTTAAAAGTAGAACCTGCAAGTGGTAGATGAAATAACATTTGATCAAACTCTGGTTCATACTCTTCCATCTTCTCCATCAATTCATAATTCATATAATCTTTGACACGTTCTGATTGTGCTTCTTTTGCTGAATCAGGTTTACCGACTATCTGTGTTCTGACAGGTCCTTCCGCTGGTAGTAATTCCTTATAAGCGCCAGCCTGAAACTGTGTGACGGCCTCAGCCAACACCGGGTGTGTTGCACCTGATGCCCCCTGAAATGGTTCTGTTCTATTCTCGTATTTAAATCCTAAAAGATCTAGACCTTGTATGTAGGATTGCTCCCAATCTTTTCTTGATGTCTTATATTCTTTGTAGTCTGCAACTAATTCCAAACCAATAGGTTCTAAAACTTCATCTGGTAATAATTCTGCTAGGTTATCAAAGTGTCCTGGCTGACCTTCGATGTTTACTTTACTTGGATCAAAGTTTACCTCGACGCTACCGTCCTCATTAGGTGTAACCTCGACCCCAGGATCTTGGGCCTCAAAAGCTTTTTCCTGTTCTATCTCTATCTCTTCTTGAGGATCAACCTCGATTGATGTTTTTACGTTTGGTAACGTTTTGTCTATATCTGCCATTTATATTCTCCGGGTTTACTATCTTAACCTGTTTTAAGGGAACATTCAACCCCTGTGGGTTGGGTCCTCTTTTGGGTGGTACGGTTCTAGTTAGTCTTTTAATCATTTATCTGTGTTTCTTTTTATCATGTCTAAAAATGTATACGCATCACTCTCATCTATTGGATTTGCTGTGTCCGGTCCAGTTGAGGTTTCATCTAATTGCACATCATTGTAATATCTAAAATTATCTGCTGCGTCTTTCTTTTGTTTTTTGGTAAGACCTAATCCTAATTCCTCTAGTGCCTCAACCACAGCGTCCGCCTCTTCTTTGATATCTAGATTTACAGAAGAATCAAAATTTACATCTTCAGCACCCATACTACTAGTGTCAGCTGACTTATACTCAAACTCTGGTGCATCAACCTCCACATCATATTTTTCTACCGATTGCGGAAACTCCGGATCAGACAAGAAATTTTGTTTTCCCTTATTACCAGGTCTGTACATTATGGTGACTGGAACATCCATGTCATAATAATTTGTCGTCCAATCTAATGTGATCTCACCAGTTGTATCATTTTTACTCATCAATACAGTTTTCTTACCTAGTTTTGTGTCAAGAGTTATCTCAAAAAAATCTGGTTCTATACCTTTTATGTCTCCTCTAGATTTTAGAAGACCTTTTCTCTCGATAGCGAACACCGCATCTTTGAACCAGGCAGGCATACCTTGAACAGTATTATCCATTATAGGTGCCGCTCTTGTAACTTTTGAAGCTTTTATTATATCATCTCCAAAGCCTAAAAGTTTTGCGATAGCAACAGTTGCACCTGCACCTGCAACTTTCATAAAGTCTCTTCTGCTAACGCCTTGTTTTGTTAACACCTCGTCTATCTCTTTGTCCATTATTTCTCTTGTGGTTTTATCTAAAGGTAGGTTTCTATTTTTTGCAAAAGCTTTTAATAATTTAAGACCAGGAAAGATCGGTGCTGTAAGTTCCATACCAAGTGTAACTTGGTCTGCCAAAATTTTTGCACCTGCGGTTTTTCTCTCATCTTTCATCTTCTGTTCCTCATCTCTAATCAATTTAGCAAGACCCGTTTTTTCTGTAATCGCTTTTGTCCCCTCATCACCAACTAGATTATTTAAGAACTCAGAAAAGATTCCTGTGCCTGTGATGTTTGATGGTGGTATGTCAGTATAATCTTGAACATATCCTTGACCTTCTGCAGGTTTGATTTTGAACGCAGGTTTTTGTATCAGGTCTGCTGCAAGTTTACCAACTGCAGGTAATACTCTTGCACCAAACTCACCGATACGAACACCACTCTCAACTAATCTATCTGCATAGTACGGAAAATTTCTTGGATCAATCATGTCGTTTACTATTTCTATTGGATTCATAGTTTCTCTAAATGTCTGTGCTGCAGGTAACTCTGCCTCTGGATTCAAAAAGAAATATTCTAGCTGTGCTGCAAAGTCATCATCTGCTCCTGCTGCACCACCACTATTAAAGTTAACCCTTGGCATTGGAGATAATTCTATTGGTCCACCTTTTGCTGCAGCGACTTTTGATTTTAAATTTTTTTCTAAAATTTCTTCTTCTAAAGATAATATGTCCTCTCTATTAACACCAGACTCTTGATAAAAATATTTTAAAAAATCGGTAATTTGATTTCTTAAATTTTCTCTGTAAAGATTTTGTTCTTCTTTTGAAAGATCACTAAAAGTTTTGGCATCTGGATTTATTTCTAAAATTCTACCTACACTAACTGATGGGTCAATACTTGACATATCAATGTTTAAAAAACCACTTTTAAAAGTTTCTCCTTCTTTTGGTAAAGTTAATTCGTAATCTGGTATTCTATTTTCTTGATCTCTTACAAATCTATTTGTTTTTTGAAATCTTTTTATTTGTATTCTAGCCTCATTATTTAATTCATTTAAACCATTTAAAGCTTCATTAGCTATTTGAATATTTTCAGCCGTAGCTTTTTTACCTATTAATTTTTCTAAGGTATTTAAAAAAGGTTGTCTTTTTTGCTCTATCCCTGTTTTAGAAGAACCATAAGCTTGAAGAACATCTACATTTAAAACAGGATCTTGAAAAACTAAAGTTGTAATATCTGTAGCATTTGAGTTTTTAAATAATTTAGAATATTTTTGTATATTAGCTAATGCTTCAGCGTGTCCATATTGTTCACCTGCTCTTAATATTGTTTCCTCTCCTAAAACTTCTTTTGAAGCATCTCTAATTTGTTCTAAAATATATGTTCTTGCACCAAAACCTGCATTATCTATTTTTTTCTCAAAATTAATTCTACCTTTTGAATATATATCTCCTGTTCCTGCTATTGGTTTTCCTAAATTAAGTTTAGTTAAAGCGGTAATTGTATCTCCTAAATTATATAAAATTTCCTTACCAGAACCTTGTTCTGTTTTTATACCAATTTTTTTCTTAGCATTTCTTAATTTGGTTTGAAAAAAATCTTGTTTATATTTATCCGTAATATCAACACCTAATATTTCTGCGATGTCTTTATAATTAAGAAGTTTATTTTTATTTCTCTCATAATTAACAAATCTATTTTTTGCTCTATCAATTAAATAAGTTTCATTTCCTTTTATATTATTTGTTAAATCTACTACAGAAAGTTTATCTTCGTCTTGTTCTAAAAATATATTCTGTAAAGTTTTATTACCAGCTCTGTCAGTTTTTATTCCATATTTTCTAAACAAAGTATTTATTCTAACTCTTTCAATGTCAAGTTGATTAGCTAACGCTTGAGTATTACCACCATATTTATTATCAATAAATTTTTTGACCTTATTAGCAAATTGTTTTGTATAAAGTTCTTTACCAATTTCTTTTCCACCAAATCTCATGCCACCTTCGTATAAGTCCATTGCTTTATCAAAGGTACCTTTGATTTCATTAAAAGTTTTTTCATCTTTTTTATTCTCAAATTTTTTACTTTCAAAAATAATTGGAAGTTGTTGTGTTTCTCCAGGAAAACCTTCTATGACAGGTAATGGTTTGTCATCTGCAGGAAAACCTTCTATGACAGGTAATGGTTTGTCATCTGCAGGAAACTCTTCTTTTGTTTCTATTTTAGGTGGAGGAGTGCCTTTTAATCTTTCTTTTTCTAATTTTTCAATTTCTTGTTTTTGTTTCTCCATCTCACCTGCATCAGGTGCAATAACTCCTGGTATTTTTAAACCAAATGTAAGCGCTATAGCTCTAAACTCAGGTGTATTCATAACAGAAGGATTTTCTTTTAAATAACTTGCAATTTTGTTTGAAGCTTCCATAACTCCAAGTCCAGCTGTTGAAATACCAAATGCTTTTGCAAGTGGAGCTATAGCCATAGGGGCAAGCGGTATGGCTGCAGCTAAATTAACTCTGCCACCATCTTGATACAATTTATTAAACCTATTAAATCTTTCGGTGTCTTCAACCTCTGTTGGTTTGTTCTCTGGCAGTTGATTTAAAGTTTTTATGGTGTCCGGCCCATACTTTTCACCTATCTCTCTGATTGCCTTTTCAAGATCTTCATCTAAAAAAGCAAGCTTGTTACCTAGACTTGTATCCTCGTCATCGATAAATGTATTTCGTAGTGGATCAAATATATAAGCCAACGATGCCTCCTTCTGCTCTAAAATGTTCTCTTCCTCCACCTTTTCTACCAGCTCCTGTTGCCATTCTCATGTAATCTCTAAGAGATTTTGTACCACCATGATCCAAATAATATTGATAAGCATTCATCATATCAGCAAAAGCTTTATCTTCTGCTGATGCAAAATCTATTTCTACTATTCCCTCTGAACCTTCTCCAAATCCAACACGTCCACCTTCTGCATTTAATTCTTTAAACGGTAATATCTTAGAATCGTATCTTGGTTTTGTTCTAAAGTATTCTCTGTAACTATCAGGGTCTAATGCTTGTAAAGCCTGCTCTAACGCACTGATGTTCTCACCGTGATAGGTGATACGTTCCATTCTCTGTTCTGGTTTGTCTTTGTAGAAAAATTGTGCGTCCTCACCCGCAGACTCTGGGTTTTTATATTTACCAAATACGGATGTCTCATCTGCAAGTTGCTGTGATATCTCGGTCGGTGTCAGATATTCCAGGGCATTCTTTGGTCCATCTTTTTGTATGGGTTGGATATTGTTTCTCTCAAGCCACTGAAATATATCTTCACTCTCTGGTTTAAAATTATCTAACTTCTCAAACACCTTGTTACCAAAATGTTTTCTCCATATCCTAACCGGATCCGGTGCGAAGTAATCAGCGCCACCATAATGGTGTGCACCCTTGACAAGATTCTTATAGATCTCATCATCCAGTTTTATAATTCCCTTATCATGTAATTTTGATAGGAAGAAACTGCCGTAGCCTCTATATAAAGATGAGTTAGGGTTATCGTATCCTGGACCATCGTATAATCTTTTAAGTCTTAGTTCTCTTTCGCTAAGTTCTTTTTTTTCTGTTGTTTTAAATTCATCTAATTTTTCTTTCATTTTTTTTACGTTGCTCTGAAATTTTTCTAACACCTGATCCATGGTCAACATCTCATTAGGTAGGTTATCCACTCTCTTGTTAAATATGTCATCAACGTTCTTACCCTGCTCTGTCAATCCTTTTGCGATCTTATCTTTCTCTGCAACCACTCTTCTGTACACACCCAAATTGTATAGGATATTATCTTGTTGCACTTGTGTGAATCTCACATCAGGATTTTCTTTCATAAATCTTATCGTCTCCTCGAATTTTTTTGCAAGGTCATCACCATACTCTCTGAGCAGTGAGTATCTGTTCTCGATACCAACATTCTGTATGCTGAATGGTTTGAATCTGCTCGCATCGGTCAGTTTAGATCCGATAATCACATTACCACCTATCTCGTCCTTGGTTAGTTTTCTACCGATAAACTCTATGCCTGACGCTGTATCTGCGATACCACCCTTTGGTTTGGGTGACTCTGCCATTAGTTTCTGCAATAGTTTTATTAGATCATCCATTAATAATATACTCTCTTACGTTTTTCGCCTTCCTCCTCGATATAGTCCTCGGGGTGTTGCAGAAAGCCTCCCTGTCTGAATCGCATGAGAGCCTGGGTTGTAGAATCGACCAGGTCGTCATGATCGCCATATGGGAACGCGGCGCACTCCTCTATGACCTCATCCGCAAACTTTTGTTCGGGAGCCCATATCATACCAGATTCGAAGAGAGGTGCAACAGAATTGACCCTCGCATGCTTGTCATTTCCTTTTGATGGTGTGAAGTTCATCACCGGTATATTCATCTTACGAAGCTCGTATGTCAGTGGCAAACCTGTGGCCTTGGCCTCGACAATCACGGATTCTGGTTTCCAATACTCGTATTGCTCCAGCGCCAGACGCCTCAGTTCCGGAAACTCGTACCTGCCCTTCACCGCATCGAGTAGTATGAGATTGGCACCGCTATCCTCGTCGGGATAGAACACACCCCACGTGGTTATAGCAGAATAATCCGCCGTCTCTTTTTTGAGAAATGCCGTATCGTATGACTGTATGACATGATAGACTGTCGGTATCTCGTCACCCTCGTACGTCCGCCACCACTCACGTTTCAGTATCGCTCCCTCCTCACTTGTTGGATTCTGCATCCACTGCGCATTCCACTTGCCCGTGGGCAGTGTCGCCTGGACCTTCTCCAACTCATCGAGCTTCCAATACTCTGGCCAGACGGGTGCCGCCTTCTCTGAACCATGATCCATGATCGCCGGAAACTCGACCACGTCCCACTGATCGGCCTTCACCTCTTTCTGGTTGTTAATTAATTTTGCCGTGAGATCCTTGTTGCTCCATCTGGTCATGACCAACACGATCTTGCCTCCCGGCTGCAGACGCTGACGTGGACCTGACGTGTACCACTCGTATGCTGATTCGAGAGCCGTGGGTGATAGTGCATCCTGCTCTGAATGTGGATCGTCGATTATAAGTAGGTCCGCACCACGACCCGTGATCGCACCACCGACACCGGCCGCGAAATATTCACCGCCCTGTGATGTCTCCCAACGTCCCGCCGCCTTACTGTCCTCCTGCAGTCTCGTCTTGAAAATCTTTGTGTAATCGTCCGAGTCGATAAGGTTCTTTGCCTTACGTCCGAAACGTATCGCCAATTCTGCCGTGTG